TCATGCCCATCATATAGTGAGCGTGAACTGTTCCCCCGTAAGCTATTATAGGGGTCATTACTTTTAGGCCTTTGTAGTTCATTTATCTTATAGGGCAAGCTCCACCTTCACACTCTAGGCCATCTAAAACATGACCATTCCCTATTTTTGTTGGAGTGACTTTTTTAACGGCCAGCGAAAGTTTCCTATAGGTGTCTGTGTCGATTTCTTCGTAAGGGGCCTGCTCGAATCCGTGATCTTGATGAAGAAGGAACGAGACGCTTTTTATGTTGTTTTTGTAATTATTTCTGAGCCATTCTTTTATTTCTGGAAGCTCTTCTTTTTTGTAATAAACAGTACAAGAGACAGCGTTGTCAGACCACTCTTTTTGAATCCTTTTGACTAAGTCTAATTGATCAACGGCCTTCATGTCTTTCGCGAGTTTAGCGTCCTGTCCGGACTCGCAAGGAAACTCAACTATTACAGTGTCTCGATTAAGGGAGCCGTCGAAATTTTTAACAAATTCCACATGGTAACCCATTTCTCTACAAGTTTCAACTAAGGCATCTTGGCTGGACATCCTAACGCGACGGATATAATACTGGGAATAAGCTGGATGTACCCCCGGCGTTGCTCCAGCAAGAAGGCTTAATGTACCGCTTGGCTTGACGGTCGTAAGCTTTATGCTCTCAGGCCAACCTTGTTTTTTACTCCACTCCTTGTCGAAAGCTTTCAAGGCTTTGTAGCAATCACTCAACCAGTCTAGCTTTTTATTGTGGAGACTTTGGCAGATACCAGTGACGCCCTGCCCTATTCTAAAGTTTTTGTGAACTATCTTATTTGTGTCGTCATGGATAAAAGGTAAAGCACATATAGCTTTCTGGGTTTTATATAAAAGTTTAGAACATTCTATAAGTTCCTGTTTAGACTCTATGTTGTTTAGATATAGCTCCGCAAGGTTGCAGCATTCCTTATCTGCTAGAGAAATTTCTCCGCAAGGATTTGTGCCTTCGCAGTTCTCTTTACTCTTTTCGCCCGTTCTGCCAAATTTAGAGCTTAAGTTAAGATTGAAAAACCCGTAAGGTTCTCCATTCCCGCCGTACCCGTCCCAAATGCCCTCCGCAATATGATCGTAGCTGTCACAATAAATGGTATTGTTGCTCATAGCTCTCCAGTTGGGGATATTACCCAAATCCCATCTTTTAGCTTTTATGTATAAGTAGTCATCTGGATCGCCCAAGGCGATTTCAGCAGAGCGTCTAACATTTCCAGCAACAACAACAGAACCAATGATATTAGCGATATCTAAGACATCGATACTCCTAAGTTTTTTTCCTTCTCGATCTTTAATAACCCCTACAATCTTCTCTATCCCGTCTACTAAAATTTCTGGGCCACTTGCTGTTCCTCCAAAACCGCCAATAGGCTTACCAGCACTTCTGACAAGAACCGTTGAATAGTTGAAAGATTTTCCGGTTACGAAAAGGGCATCTAACACCTTGCTTAGTAGCCTGACCCATCCTTCCCTGCTATCCGAAACTATAAAATCGGCATCGTTTGTATTTTGGACAGAAACTTCAACGTTCCTTTTTACTCTAGGGAGCTCATGGATATCTTCTCGTCTTATGGAGTATCCTACTCCGCCGCCAAGCATTAAATTTTCGAAAATAAAACAGAAGTCCTCTGGCTTTTTAATAGCCGTGAACCAGCAGTTAAGGAGACTATTGCCGCCAAATCTATCGACGGTAGAAGTCCCTAACTGCCAGAGTCCACGCCCAGCAAAGTTACATTTAAGATTGAAAACTAAATCAAAAAGTTTTTCAGCCTCTCTCTTTGTGTATCCAGCTCCTATTTTCTGAGCACCGTTAATACATCTAGCTATCGTTTCTGGCCAATCTTCAAGACTTCCGTCTTCTTTTGGCCTAGAATATGTTCTCTTATAAACAATGAAACCCAAGCCGTTAAAGCCCCATTTCGGTTGTTTATTTTTGTATTTCGATAAAAAATCGCTAGTTAGTATAATGTCGGTGTTTTTTCTTTTCATTTATTTAAATCTAAGTCTTAATTTCGACTTCGACAGCTTTGGCTTTCTTCGATCTAGGTATGGAAATTTTTAGAACCCCATACTGAAGCATTGCTGTTAGTCCTTTATTGGATGCGTCCCTAGGTACTTTGAATGACTTGTTAACGGATGACCTGTGTCTGGTTGGATCGTTAGCTTTTCCTAGCGAGCCGGTAACGGTAACAACACCGTCTAAGTGTTTAATCGTCAAATCCTTCGGTTTGAATCTAGGCACCTCTAGCTCCACAAAGTAAGAGTCATCTTCTTCGGAGAACTGATGAGGGTAATCTGCTCTGATATCGTTGATAATAGGAGTCAGCACGGAGTTGAAGAATGGGTTAACCAATTCGTTTAAGTCTAATTCGTTTTTATTAAAACATTTCATGCTTATATAATAGCAAATACCGTGCCAAGCTCAAAAATTACAAAAACCTTAATGTTTGGGGGTTTTTCAGCGAAGGTGAGACAATGAGTGTGCCAGCAGGGGCTCACTACTAAGACACAAAAAGGGTTATTTTGTCTCAGTTTTTCTTTTAAGCCGTCCCACCAATTCAAAAACCTTATCTCTGCTTATATCCTTTACACTACTATAATCTTCTGCCTCCAATAAACCTTCTCTTTTCAGCTTAGTCTTTATCGAGCTAAAAGAAACGTTCTTGGATCTCATTAAAGAAGAAAGTATAGAATAAGGATCGGTGGCGTTAGTTGGGGAAGTGCTGGTCTTACCAGAGCCATCAGGGATAGCAGAATTTATTTTGGGAGCGATCTCATCGTTTGAGACAATATTTATCCTCAAGAAATTTCGGACAGCCCTACAAAAAGATCTGTTTTCCGCGATCTCCACCAAATACTTTTGCCCGAAATCGCTAGTATTATTAAAACCCGCATTTGCCGTAGATTCAAATACAACTGGCAAGTCTTGAGTCTCAAAATTTGGCAACCATTCTATACGACAAGAAACACAAGCGTACTCTGGGGCGGCTTGGTGGACTCTGTATTCGACCTTGGAGAATCCCCTTATTTGCGCTAAATCTTTTATTCCGCCGAGAAGAATAATTAACTGACTGTCTTGAAGTTCTGATATATCCGTCTTACTTGTCTTTTGGCGGTTAGAGACTAGGAAATTAGGCTTAATCATTTTTCTCCAATCAATAGTTCCGTCTTCGGAGAAGACATAATCTGTACCCGGAAGCAAGCCGTCTTCATCTCTATAAAGCGAGACCCTCTTTGTTCTTTTTGCTTTTGCAGCCGTCATTTAAATATGTTAAATCAAGGTTGGTGAAAAGTCAAGCATTTTTTAATATCCTCACGTGATCTGTATCCCACCAGAAATCGTCTTCATTAGGAAGCTTAAAGACCGAAGAAGTATCAATCTTTGGGGTATCTTTACCTTGTTTCCAAAAAGAAGTATTAGGGTAAAACTTTTGGTTAGAAATGATAAACTTATTGCTACTAAAATATAAATCGTCTAAGTTTTCGTTCTTAAGTTTATCTTGTTTTAGAGGGTCTAGTGTTTTATCTAAATGTATCAAGCCGTAATCTAAATAGTCTATCTTAATGTTTTGAACAAAATCTTTTTGTTCTCTGGTGCATAAAACATAATTGACTCCGGTTTTTAAGAGCTTGGAGACGAACGAAGGCGAATGACCCTTGTCCATTCTGTAAAAAATTACTTTTATTCTTTTTTTATGTTTTTTGATTATGGAAGCATTAATGGGTTTACTTGTGATAATCGCGTATTCACAACCACAGTCAACTCCAAGCTGCTTGTCTAAGCATTCTTCGTTGTGATCCAAGTCCATCCTTAAATATAACGTCTGACCAGAAAAACCGTCTATATTGACAGTGCTGTCTAGTACTTGCTCTATGATAGCTTTATCGTAAGCCGACCCGCAGAAAAGAGTCTTGTATTTGTAACCTAAATCTATACCAAGCATATCACAAACAGCTTGGGCTATGCTTTCTGGGCTAACGCTGTTTATGTGAGAAGACTCTGGGTCTATGTTTATAAAACTTTTATCCTCTGACCAATAAGGTCCGAAAGAGCAAGACTTTTTGTCTGGAGAGAATACTGTAACTATTTTCTTTCCAAGGCTGGAGGCTATTTGAGTTAAGCCGCTTTCTACTCCGAAGTGAAGCAAAGAGTGGCTAATGATAAAAGAAGTTTGATTGATATTCGACCTGCCACGAAGATCCACGCATCCCTTGATAAGCGAATCTTCTTTTTCTCCTATTTGAACAATTGAAATACCTCGTTCTTTGAGAACCGGCGACAAGATACTCGTAACGGTACTCCAATAGCCATAGTTCCTTCCAGACAGGGATTTAGAGCAGTGTAGGGTGACGTAATCTCCAAAAGTCAATGGAAAATACTTTTGATAAACGAAAGGTTTATCTATTTTGAGTCTGCTGTCAGCAGAATATGACTCTATAACATGCATCTAATAATGGTAGATTAAATCCGTCAAATCATTGCAATTATGCTCGTAGTTTCCGAGCGTCATTCTTTGATGAAACGGAGTGTAAACTACTTTGAATAGTTTGTCTTCTTCTAAAAAGCTAGACCTGTCTAGGCTTCTTGTGCTGTAGGGTAAAATTTTATAAATATAAGGGTTGCCAGAAATCAAATCCTTATATTTATCTAAGGTAAAAACGTATAAATTGTGATCAGGGTAAAGCTCTTTTATATTTTTGAACAGGGAAGTGGACATGTGTATATCTCCGATGCCTTGGGGAGCAACAAACCCTATTCTTCTTCCTTCGTCGTCTTCACCTAGTTCTCCTTTGATTAAATCAACTTCCTTGGTGTTTTTTCCCAATAGTTGGCTTTTGTGGTCTTTGTTTGTTTTGGCTACGCGCCTAAAAAAGTTCTCTACATCCGACCTAGGTTTTCCAGAGGTGATTTCCTTCATCCAGTATTTGTGCCCATCGTCTTGCTCTGAAACGTTATTTCTTTTTAGGATTTTCTCGTAAAGTTCGATTAACCACTCTGAGTTGTCCGTAATAGAATCGTCGACTTTTGCTTTATCATCTTCTATTGAAGAACCATCTAGGGAGAAATCATAATCGACGTCAGCACAATTTTCTATGAACTCATCAACCTTTTTGCCGATTACGCAGGCGTCAAAGTTCAACAAGACCCACTTTCTAGCATCCTTGCCCATTCGGGATAAAAGCTCACCGTCCATATCATAAACCAAAGAAAGTTTATTACATATATCGTCTGGATCTGTGGATGCTTTCTTAAATTCTGTTTGGTGCTCTCTGTATTCAAACCATTTCAAAGGAATAGATCCGGCATCGTCAGCACAAGAGTCTTCGCCGCAGCTATAATTAGTTACGAGAGTCACTAGCTCCGTGAGTTTAGCTTCTTGTATGGGTATCTCTTGTCCTCCACTTGTAAAAGGGTGACAATAGACGTCCATTAAGTTGTATATTTCGTTAAGTTTCGTCTCGCTTACTCCGACTGCAACGTTTGTGGTGTTTTGGGTTTTTTCCGATCCGCATGAAGGGCAGTCTAAATCTTGTTTGGTAAAGGGCTTTACTTCATACTCTCCACAATCTTTACAAATATAGGTAGTTAAAATATCTTTAGGGTCTATTTTGTACTCTTCTGCTAAGGACATTATCTTCCACCCCTCTGAAAAATTAGTGTGCAATAAAAGTTTAGCTTTTGAGTTTGGCATTCCGTTTTTAAACTTCTTAAAACCTTCCAATAAGTTAGGAACGGATTTTCTCAATTGATTCCGAAACACAAATCCCACAACAAATTCATCGCTTAGGTTAGCTCTTGACCTAAGCTTTTTTCTCTCGTGATCTTTAAGTCTGCGAAAATATTTAGAAGGAACTATTCCCCTCATAGTAATAGGGTGCTTGTGGCCTAAATGGTGAAGCTCTTTTGTTGCGAAATTGCTCCATATCCAGTAATTTTTTATTTTAGGGGCCGCATTAATTGCGGAAGGCAAGATAGGTAAAGAGTCCAAAGTGGTCCAGATGACGGAATTGATGTTATCAAACCAAGGCTTTTCTATTGCGAAATCCACTCCCCATATATCTTGGCAACCGATATAGACATCGGGCTTTTCGTCATACACAACCTTGTCGATGTAATATGAACCGTAGTTAGCGGCCCTTGCCATAGATGGGTCTCGCTGAATTTTGTTTCTTTCTAGGTCTGTCATGGGTAACGCACCCACGCTTTTCCAAGGAGTTTTTTCAAAATCTGGATTCGAATATGGAAGACCGCAGCAAAAATGAACAATATCGTACTTGTCCAGATTATACAAATAAGTCAGCAACTCTCTGGCGTGTCTACCGAAGCCGGTCTTGACTAAAGAAAAGTCGCTATGGAACAATATTTTTTTTCTACCATTCTTCATCTAAAATGTCAGCATTTTTGCTGGGAGCTTCTTCTTCGGTTGGCTTCTTTTTTGCGGGAGGGTGAGATCCATCTGTGTGAGGAATATCCATTACATCGAAGATCCTACCCAAGTTCCTCTCCAAATAAAGGCGCAGGGCTGTAGCTTCACCAAAGTTTAAACCAATAATAAAGGAACATTTGTTTGTTGTGTCCTCTTTGCTATCCTTATTAACCCCGTAACTAAAACCCGCTTGCTTGCCCTCTTTCATGTAGGGCTTAAAATTGATCTTCGTTATTTGGTTCTTGCTATCGTGGTAAGCGGAGAACGATCCATTGCGAGATATGGCGTCCACCAAAGCCGCCGCTTCGCTAACGCTGAATTTGACTATAGCTTTAGCTTTTGGGTTGTCTTTGCTTTTGCTGAAAGACCCCGTTCTGCTTTTTGTGTTCCAGCCGTCTTGTTTTATAAAAGAACTGAAAACTGCCTTCTCTGTTGTGCTCGCCCAAAATGAGCAAGCGCTTCCGGTAACTTTAGGGTTGGGTTTATAGAACTGTAGCATTTTTGTTTATCCAATCTTGTTTTTCTTTGTATTCCATTTCATTTAAGAATTTTTTTACTATCTCTTTTGTTTTGGAGGGGGACAGGACTAGATCAACGTAGACAGGTTTTTGCCTTCGTACATCGTAGTCTATTTCTAAGCCTTTAATCTTCATGTAATATGACTAATTTTCTAGGTTTTTAATTTCCGAAAGTTTCGTGAAAACTTTGTTATCTTGGCACGCTATCATATCAGCAAAAACCGCCTCGTCTTTCTTTACTCCTTTGATAATAACAATGCTTTTCTCTTTTGGAAGTTTGTCGTCATTATCTCTTCTGCATATATCCAATTTGTCGTTAAATATCAGAACCTTGATGGTGGCGGTTTCGTCGGTTATTTCAAACCTGCAATATCTGCTACCTCTCTTTGAGGTGGATGAATACGGCTTATCGTTTATGCGACCAACAAAAATGCATTTTTCGTTCATTGGAAAGTTCTCCACTTCTCTGATCGAGAACAACCTAGGCATTCCTTGTCTTTTGGAGGAGAAGATATCGCGCAGAGATACTCCATGCGTATACCCTAGCAAATGATTCTCGTAATACCAATTAGCAAAACTCTCTGATTTTTTGTTTTGATTGTATATTTTAGCATAAGGAGATGCTTTTCTTTTGATAGTCTCCAGTCTGCTATCTTTTATTATCTGCCTACCTTTGTCGTCTTTCGCTTTAACATTCAGATCTTTAATTACTTCGACTAGATCGTAGTTGTATTTTTCACCCATAGGCAATGCTTTCATTTTTTCCCTGTCGGTGAGTAGGTTCCATATTTGAGCCTCGTAGACAACTTTGGTTCTTGTCTGTTTGAACCCCTCTAGAGACCCAGCCTGTATCAAAGGGCACAAAATGCTTAAAGATATACCAGCTTCTTTAGCTGCTTGAAATATCTCAAATTTAGTGGAGAACTCTTTTCTAAAGTCCATTAATTTGTCAATCGACTTATCGGATATACCTTTGATCGAAAGCAATCCGAAGCGAATATCGTCTCCTTCGATCTTAAAATCCAAATCAGATTTAATTATGTGAGGGGGAAGCAGTTTAATGCCAAAAAGGTCAAATTCTTGTTCTATTTTAGATATCTCTTTAATTGGATCTGGCTCGTGCCGAGTCATTTTTAATAAAGCCAAAAAGAATTCTTTTGGATGCTTAAATTTGAGATATATAGTGGCCGCTGAAAGGGAAGCGTAAGCTATTGAATGGGACTTATTGAAAGAATAGTTTGCGGAATCCTCTAGGACGCTCCATAGTACATCTCCAACGTCGACTTGACCTTTAGTGCCTGTCCATTCAGAGCTTAGCCTGTTTTCTTCTACCTTCTTTCTAATTTTCTTTTTCCACTCTCTAACTTCTTTAATTTTCTTCTTTCCGACTATCCTTCTTAAAGTTTCAGCTTCGTCAAGGGTAAAGCCTACTTTGTGGGCCATCTGCATCATCTGCTCTTGATACAAACAGACTCCGCCTGTGTTCTTTAGGATATCGTCGAAAAAAGGATGTATAGCTTCGTAAACATTGTTGTTGCTAAAGTCTGAATATTGATCCACAAAAGATAAAGCCCCGGGTCTACCTAAAGCAAGCACGGCACTCAACTCCTCTAGGTTTTTAGGCTTAACTTTCTGACAAACTCTAAAGTTAGCGTCAGCTTCTATTTGGAAAATTCCATGAGGGGACTTTAGGTCGTACGTTTGTTGGTATATGAATTCATCGTTAAGATTTATATCAGTAACTTTTATCCCTATCTCCTTGCAGGCCTGATCAACAACAGAGACGCTTCTCAGGCCCAATATATCAAGTTTAACATTAGATAAGGAAACCCAATTCATGTCAAACCCAGAAACGGGATCTTTATCAGAAGAAAGCTCGGTTGGACAAGATTTGTTAAGGTCATCGTAAGACAACAAAATCCCAGAAGGATGAACTCCTTTATTCTTTATTAGCCCCGCTATCTTTCTGGCGACAGTGTAGACTTTTTCGTTATTGCTGCACCAATCTTCGAACTCGGCTACCTCTTTTCTGGCGGTTTGGATATCTTGAACTTTTCCAAAAACTTTCGGTATTAAATTGGAAACTGAGTTCATTTCGGTTTCCGTTTTTTCCCCGACAACCTTTCCGCACTCTTTTATCAAAAGCTTACCGCTTAATGTGTTGAGGGTGAGGATTTTTGCGGTTTTCCCTTTGAATTTATCCTCTAAGTATCTCAAAACTTTTGAGCGACTGTAATAGCAAATATCCAAATCAACATCGCACATTAAGTTCCCATCTAAATATGTTACCCCATCTATGACTTGTTTTTTTGCCCTAGCTTTGGATATAAATCTCTCAAAGTATAGTCCATATTTTATTGGGTCTATTTGAGTGACCCCTATGAGGTATAAAACGAGACTGCCAGCAGCGGAACCTCTTCCCAAACCAGTTGGGATACCTTCCTCTTCGCAGAAATTGATCACATCGTATACGAGTAATATGTAATCAACAAATCCTAATTCTTTTATTATGCCCAGCTCTCTTTTTGTTCTGTTCACATAGTCTTGCCTGTTCCCAGATATTTCTATAGTCTTTAAACCTTCGCTGCATAAAGCCTTTAAAAAAGAAAAGTTATCGTCTTTGGCTAAGTCTATCCCTTGTTTCTTTTTTGGTTTAAAAGATGGCAGTCTGACTCCATGTATGTCAAGAGAAACGCCTTTTAATTCGGAGGTGAACTTATTCATTATCGTCATTTTTGGAAGGTCTTACGGCTCCTTCAATATCTAGTCTATGTAAAATTGTTTTTAGCGCATTCATACTGTCTTTGTCCGTTAGTCTAAACAAGACTTCTGCAGCTTCTTCTTTTTTGTTCTTTTGAATAGCTATTAAAAGATAATCTATGTTATCTTCTTTTAACTTGTCAGAAAGATCGTAGAAGTAATCTAAGGAAGGCATTTTATATATCTACCATGTACTTTAACTTATCCCAAACCTTTATGTTCAGCTCTAAGTCAACCACTGCGTCATGAAGGTTATCGTAATCGTGGTCAATGTCAAACTCTTTACCTAACGCTGTCAAATTGGTTCTTACCCCTCTTTTCCTTTTGTGAACCATCTTATACTGATGAAGGGTTAAGCCGTCTGGGTTGCCATTGGAGCGAAAAGGAACGTCCATTTTTACGCCTTTTGCCAAACAGTTAGTGTCTATAACTTTAGAAACTAGATGCCTGTAGTCTTTACCCATGTAATTGTAGTAGTCTTTTATGAGGTAAATATCAAACCCTAAGATATTGTGGCCGACAATGTAATCGCAGGAGTCAAGTTCCCTTTCTATATCTTCAAAAGCTTTCTCTGGGGAAATAGCTAAAGACTCAAATTTTGAAGGGTTAAATTTTGTAATCCTTGCTGCCTCTTCGCCTATCTCCAAATCTGTGTCCCATTTTATGTGAAGGTCCCACTTCTTGACGGGTTGAGTGTTGAACCCGCTCTTGGTTTTTATCATGCCAACCTGCCAAGGAAGGTTTTCAGCACTGTTTAGGCATAGGTTAAACGTCTCGCAATCAATAAAAAGCAAGGTCTTGTCTTTGTTGAATCTTAGTAAATGTTCGTCCATTATTTAAAAATCAAAGGGGTCTTCATGGGCTTCGGGTATTAATGTTTTATGTAAGCCGGATATAGGTAAATTATACATATCCACTAAAGTAGTAAAGCCATTTGAGTTGTCTTTGCGGCCTTTTTTCCAAAGCTCAGATGCTTTCCAAAATTCTTCGTATGACATATCGCCGCAGTACCATACATTTATTAGTCCATAATATTGCTTCCCGCCTTTTCTTTGCAGGCCTTCTGCTGCTTCTCCATAATAGTCACTTTTTTTAAATTGCAAACTTATAAAAGCGTATCTGTCGGGCTTTTGGTGATTGCTCGTTTTTGCTACGGATACATCATAATGACTTTTTGGTTTTACTATCCTCCTTTTTGTTTTAACTTCGATAGTTTCACCATTTCGATTAATATCGTGGTTATATTTATCGCTTGGAGTTTTGACGCTCAAGTAAGTGCTTAACGCTAGTTCCCCAACTCTTCCAGCAGCATTTCCTCGACCACTCGTTATAGAATTATTTAAAGCGCCAAGTTCTGTAGCCCACCTCTTCGCTTCCTTTATCATTTCTTGCGTATGTGGTAATTTAATCATTTTTTTTCATTCCAGCTTTCAAGGCAGAACTCATCGGAGCACATATGTTCAATGTTGGGTTTGCTCAGTATTGTTCTTTTGTTTATACATTTAAATGTAAGGTAAGCTTTAAAGTCTTTTTTATCTTTATAGTAAATTGATTTTGTTTTTATTAACGAATCACTGGACAAATTAAGCTCTTTTGAAGCGTAATTTTCAACAAGCTTAGTTAGAAGGCTGTCGAACGGAAGGTTATTATCCTCAATAAAGAAAACAGGGTCAAGAAAGGAGAAGTCGGGTATGCATGTTTTGCTATGTAAATTATTGTAAAAAACAAAAGAATCGTAAAAAGGCACCGCCAAAGACAGGTCTTCGTTAGACCAATGCTTTTTTAAGTTTTTGAAATCTGTTCGAGGCTCATAGTAAAAACCATCTTTAGCCGCTTCGCTGTATATCTTTATTAACCTTTCGTAACCGGCATTGTTCTTGCAAAATATAATATATTTACAGGAAGTGTTGAGGGAGCCTTCGTTTTTTACGGATAAGTCCTCACAAAAAGTAAGCCTAAGACCGAAGTTGAACTTTAGGCCAGATGATTTAGCGTTAGTGCAGGCTTCCAAAAAGCCCGTCATGCTATCTTCAACCAAAAATAAATCATCTATGCCGTTTTCGGTGCATAGCTGAATCACTGAATCCGGATCAAGGGGGTCTTTATCTTTGATAGGTTCGCCAAGCGTAAGTATTGACCTACCAACACTATAATGAGATTTCCACAATGGAATAATGCTTCCCATGCCCGAATTATAGGATAGTGTTGGGGTGAGGTCAAGCTAAAAAATCAAACAAATCTTCTTTTTCTTGATTTTTGTGAGCTGGGCAACCGTCGTAGGTCTTTTTGACTATTTTTTGACCCTTCTTTGCTACTAAATCGTCTTTGAGCGACCTACCGAGTACTTTGTTATCTTTGTCTACTAACTGCCAATAGTCGTAACTGTTTAAATACGGACATCTCCAAGAACCTATTTTGCAAAGCCAAGCGTTTTTCTTACTGTTTTTCGCGTAGTTAGATTTTGCGTCCTTTTCTGTATAACTATTTATCTTTTGATATACTTCTGCCAAAAAGTATTCAAGACCTAACAGTTGGTCATCGTTAAACTCTAGGACTTGAGAGGGTTTCCTTGGGTGCCTTAAAAAAAGAAACTCAACTAAAGCTTTTTTATCTGGCCATATTTTTCTCGCAGCAAGGGAGTAGGCCATTGCTTGAATGTTGGATGTTAGCTCTTCTCCTCGAAATTTGTATTTGCTGCTTTTGTAATCTACAATCTTAAGCTCGTCTTCATAGTGAATTGGCTTATCCATAAATCCCCTTATTTTGTACTCGGGGTCTTTATTGTCTATTAAGAACTCGTACTCGGGGTCTCTTATTTCGCCCCCTTCGCCAAGAAAGTCATTCTTTAAGCCGACCAGAATCATGTTGTCCATTAATTCAAACGTATCATCAGAGGACATTTCAGGAAGGCTCCACTTCTCAGCATCTCGGTTCATGTGTTTTAAGACCAGTCTCGAAATCGCCCTGCAAGGTCTAATAGATCCGCTATCTATGATTAATTTGATATACTTTTTGTGGCGAGGTTTAAGCAGAAGCTCGAAAACTAAATGAGCTATTGTTCCCCTGAGAGCCCCTTCGTTTTGTTGTTGGGGTACTTTCTCGTGGTAGTTCATCCAGTAAGACCAAGAGCAGGTCTCGAGCGTCTTTATTCTGGAAGCTGATAGTATTTTTTCTTCTTTAGCCATGAGCCCAATTGTTTATTTCGTCCTTATTCATAACCCCGAAATCGTTCTTAGTGGGTAGTTTAATTTTGATTTGGTGGGGGTCGAAGTACCTCTTGAGTTTTGTGGATATTTTTTCGGAAGCTACGTTACCCGCTTGAGAGCTTTTGATATCATTGTTGAGGCAGATAAATATCTTATCCGGATCAATTTTGAGTAAAACATTTATCAGATCCACACTCACGTCTACACCGAAGGTGATCAAGCTATGTTTGTATCCAGCATTCCAAAGGGATAGCATGTCTCCTATGCTCTCAACGAGGATAACTTTTTTTCTTTGTTTAATCTCTTTGAAGTTTAGGTGCAGGGGGTATTTCCATTTTGACTTTTCTCCAAAATGTTTCCATTTTGGCCTAGTCTTGGAAGGCTGCAAGTCTCTGCCAGAAAAGCCAACTATAGACTTAGAAGAATTAAAAATAGGAAAAACGTATCTACCTATCATCCTGCCAGTTCCAGCAATACCGCCTCTAAATAACTTAATTGTGTCGAGTGGAACACCTCTCTTCAACCAATAACTATGATCTGGAATGAGCTTATCGAGATACTCTGGGGAGTAAATTTTGGGGTGTTTGATTTCAGGTCTTTGGTTGGACTGTGTTTGAGTTGATATACCTTTTTTGGAAACCCACTTTGCAGCTTCTTGAGATGTTTTTAGATTAAGCGTTAGCTTAACTAAATCACTAAGAGAGCCTTTGATATTTGCGCTAAAGTCTATAAATCGACCAGACTTTTTGTCTACTTTTAGCGAGGAGTTGTTGCCAGAGTCTCTGTAGATAGGTCTCATTCGATATTCTTTTCCGTTATCCACGATATTGGAATAGCCTATCTCGTCTAGTATATCTTTTATTTCGCTCACGTCACCAATGATATTTGAGGCTTAATGGGGCAACCAGCAGACATCTCTATACCCTTGTCTCTTTTGACGTTTATAGAGTAAGCTGTTAAGTTGTCTTTGTAAATATCATTAATTAAATATCGAGGCCCGGGATTTAAATCAAAAATGATTTTATCGTATCTAACTTTAAACCTTTTTAACATTTTTAATGTATGCTGTTCTACTTTGGGGTTTCTTGCTGTTGTAAGCACAACGATGTCATCTTTTGGGAGGCTATTGATAAATTTTACACTCTTAGGTATGACTTTTTCATAAAGATGGCTTCTTCCTTTTTTATCGCTTATGAGATCTTCTATATCGTCATCGCCCATATGTTTAACGATAGTGCCGTCTATGTCAATAAACCAAGTTTTGTGTCTGAATAATTTGTCTTTTTGTTTCATATAAATCTGGTACCGGTGACTGGACTCGAACCAGTACTCCCTAACGGGAAAGAGATTTTAAGTCTCTCGTGTCTACCAATTCCACCACACCGGCGTTTTTTGTGTGTCGAGGCGAGTAGGGGCAGTTTTTGCATCCTGTTCCACAACACTTTCTTTGCTTAATTAAAAATTCTCTTGATAAGGGTTCCATCTACCAGAACCAAACCATGTAGTCGTCTTCAAAGTCCTCTGGTAAAATGTCATAACTTTTTCTTTTCATTTTTTCTTTCCTCCAAAGTATTCTACTGCATGACCCTCTTCGAGAAGCATGCGGTTGTAGCAGGTAGCAAGTTTTCCGAAATCATTGTCACGGTACAACGTGCCGAGAAGTCTACCGTACTTACCTTTTTTGTCAATAGAAGTTTCGACGATAAATTCATTTTTACCTTCTTTTATCATTTCTTTCAATCGAGCTTTGGCGGCGAGACCTCTTTTTTTCTCTGCCTTATCTCTGGTTCTGCTCTCGGGAGTGTTGATGCCGTAGAGTCGAATGCGCTCCTTCTTGAAGGTGCTAAATCCGCAGTCAATCATTGCGTCAACAGTATCTCCGTCTACTACTCTTATTAATTTTGCTCTGTACTGGTACATTTTTATTCCATTTTATGTCGTCGTAATTGTCTCTATAAGTTGAAGAATGGCAGTTTCTTGGGGCGTCACCTTTTCCAGATTGTGATTCTTTTTTTTTACCCATAATCTAAAGTCCTCCATAACTTAACCACAAAATAGCCATAATAACCTGCCCTATCGTCCAAGCAGTCATAGTAGGTCGGAGTTCATGCTGACACCAGCCCCAAATAAATAACGCAAGACCGCCGAGTCCCGTACAAAAGGTTCCGACTAAGCAACAAATGCCTAATGTCATGTTTTCAGTCCACATTTGGACCAGTACACTAACATAACATATTAAGTTGAGGATGCCTGTTATTACCATTAGTGTTATTAATAATGTTTCCATAAATTTTATTCGTAAATTACTTCGTAGTCTTCGATAATAGAATTGTATAAGAGTTTATCTATCGCTTCTTGAACATTTTCTTTCAGTTCTTCTTCTGGCGCATCTTCTAATTGAACTTCTATGTACCTACCTATACTAACTTTCTTTAAGTGTTTTATTCCTATCTTCTCAAGGTTCTTTTTAACTACGACTCCTTGAGGGTCTAGCGTATTCGATTTGGGGCGGGTCATTACTCTAGCTTTCATTATTCTATAATCCCCGCTTCAATTGTTATGTGTTTAAATAAGGTATAAGTTAGATCAGTGCCCTTTCCATGTTTATAACCTACCGAATCCAACTTTTTCTTCTCTTCCCTGCTTAAGACAAGACACATACCTATACCATTGTTAAAAACAGAACTCATTTCTTCTTCTGTTATTTTGCCCGTTTCTTGGACGAGGTCCATTATGGGGGGGCGAGGAATATCGTCTTTCCATTTTACATTTAATCCTTTGGGGAGGATTCTGTTGAGGTTTTGGAAGCCTCCTCCCGTTATGTGCGCTATCCCTTTTATTTTGATGCCTTTTTTTAACAGGCTCAACACCTTGCTCACGTAAATTTCTGTAGGTTTTAATAGTGTATCTATGTATGGCTCAAAGGTTTGCTTGTCGAAGATTTTCCTTATTAAAGAATACCCGTTGCTGTGAAAGCCATTGCTAGGTAGCCCCAAAACCACATCGCCTTTTTCGATATCGCTTCCGTCGATAAGCTCTTCTTTTTTTACTATACCAACGCAAAAACCAGCTACATCAAAATGTTTATCCGGCAGTAATGTCGGAAGCTCCGCCGTTTCTCCTCCTATCAGGGGTATATTTGCAGTTTCACACCCTTTTTTTATCGAGTTGAGAACAGTGAGGTATTGCTTTTCTTCTATGTTTGCAGAGGCGAAATAATCCAAAAAGAACAAAGGCCTAGCGCCGGAACAGATAATGTCATTTACGCACATAGCAACGCAGTCAATTCCAATTCCTTCTAGCTTATTGTATTCTTGGGCCAGAAGAATTTTCGTGCCTACCCCGTCTGTAGAGGAAACTAAATAATTTTCACCTAAGTCATATAAGCCGCCAAAGCCGCCTATGTTCTCCACTATTCCAGAAATCTTTTCAGCTAGCCTGTCTGTTTTGGCCACATCTACCCCTGCCTGTTTGTAGATTTCCATTTTTTTTACCACTTATGAATTATATTAGCCACAATAAAAAAACAAGTAATTACGTTTACCAACAAGATGAAGCTACGCAGAAAAAGACTGACCTGAGCTTGCCCCAAGGAAAGTATAGGGATATCGGGTTCGTCATCGTCGGTTTTTCCTATTCTGTGGTCTACTGTTCTAGCCCAAATTAGCCAAAGTTTTTTTATCACCTTAGCCCGTTAAGTAAGTTCCAGTGAATACGCCCACAGCTATAGATGTAATTGAAATAATTACCCACCAAATAATCTTTTGTTTTTTAGTCATTCTTGGCTATAGGCCTTGTCGATAGCAGATTTGAAGGTATCTAGTTTCTCTTGATAGTGTTTTCGAGTCCAGCCATCGTTGTAATTACTACTCGCCTCTATCTTCCATTTGGTTATTTGGGAAACAAGATTTTCCGTCATTTCGTTTCCGTCTTCATTTAATACGCTCATTATGTTTTTCATTCTCCAGTACTTCCGAACCCTCCAGTTCCACGGTTTGAATCGTTTAGATCTTCGCATTGCTCCCATTCTACGCTGTGACATTTTTCAATAATTAATTGAGCTACTCTGCTGTTTTCTTCAAACAGGTGAGGTGTACTTCCTAAATTAATAATAACAACTCCCACCTCTCCTCGGTAACCAGAATCTATTACACCGGCCAAAACATCTATTCCGTGTTTGTAGGCTAATCCGGAACGAGGGGCAATTCTACCGTAGTACCCTTCGGGAATAGCAACGCTAATTCCGGTTTTGATTAAGAGGCGTTGACCCGGTTCGACTCTTTGGGTCGAGTCTAATAGATTGTATAAATCATAACCGGCATCAGATTCGCTAGCTCTAGATGGAAGGGTTGCCTTGTCGTTGAGTTTCTTAATTTTTATTTTCATGTTTTTTACAAAAGTTGTGATTTGACCCATTTAGAGAAATCAAAGGAGACGCCTCTTTCCTGCACTGCTTGAGTCGCCAAGGAGTTAGCGAATTTTATAGAACGCTTTATATCTTTGCTCTTTACGAAGGAGTAGACAAGGCCAGCATGAAAAGAATCTCCGGCCCCGGACAAATCAGAAATATCAACCATTTTAACAGGGAAATACTCGAAGCCGTTTTCAGTGTTAAACATGCAGCCGCGGCTGCCGAGCGTAACCAAGAGTTTGTTTTTCCATCCGTCTAAATCTATACTATTCTTAATTGACTCAAATTCGGGGCTATTGATTTTGATAATGAATGCGTTCTCGCACCAAGTGCCTATTAGTTTTTTCGTGTCTATGAAAACGGAATCGTGATTGTCACAAAAGTACTTTATGTCGTCCTCGTGCAAAAACCCTTTGCCGTAATCAGCTATAACTATAGCCTTGTATTTATCTAAATCGTAATTATTTCTCCAGTCTTCTGGTACCCTAGGAGTCTTGTCTCCGGAGTCAACCCTAAGAAAAGTATGGTTTGATTTAAGGTCAATGTATCTATGCTTAATACATTTGCTTCTATTGGTTAAGAGATCACACTCAAGGCCCAATGACTGAAGGTTGTTAAAAACATTACCGGCCATGCCCATGTTGTGCACAGACCTGATAGGTTTGAAAACAGGCGCAGGGACATCTGGGCACTGCCTATCTGAATGGCCGTAAGTAAATTTGTCTTGGCAGCTATCGCCTACAACTAGTATTTCCGAGTTTTCTGAATTATTCATACGAATGGTACCCCGAGAAGGATTCGAACCTTCAATCTACAACTTAGAAGGTTGTTGCCTTATCCATTCGGCCATCGGGGCAGGGGACTTTCAATGCGTTTAAAATGGAGGCTTGTTGGAGTTTCCGAAGTTCCTCTTTAGGGATTCCATTTTATCTTCCGCTTGAGCTAGCTTGTCGCAGTATTTATTAATCTCTGTTAATAGATCTGGATGTTCACCGATTCCTACCGGTGAATTAAAATAAACCTTAAGGATAGCTCTGGCTTCAACTGCCTCGGCCTCCATCTTGGCTATTTGCGCTTGGTATAAACCTTCTCCTAATTCGTTCATTTTACTTACCGTTCAGGTTTTTTAACTCGCTGTGTATCTCAAAGATAACCAGCATCAACTCGGTATACATACGCGTCACTATTGGCCCAAGGACAATCATACCGATACCGCTAACTGGCTCGACGAATGCCGTAAATATGCCAGCAATAACGCAGCCGACCATAGCGATATAACTCAGAATCTTTAAGACTCCCGGAGTTATCATGTGCTTATAATTTAAGAACTCTTTCATAATGTTTATTTTGTTTTGTTGATTATAGAATACGATCCTATAAAATTTATTTTAAAAGAACAGGCTCCCTGCGTCAGACTGACATGCTTTACCTATCGATGTATGACCGGAGATGAGCCATCTACTGCTTTGTATTTTCTCTCCTAGGCCGTAAACGGGATCAATCCCGAGGTCTAAGCATAATTTATGCTCTGGTTTGTCCCCGTCTTCTGTTCTGTCTCCTCCGTTGCAGAACATCATCTTGCTGTATCTGTTTTTGAAGACTTGGTGAATCCATTCTAAGGTTTTGCAAACGCTATCGTCCTCGTCGGTACACGCAATAGACATGGTAACAGGCTTGAGAGCTTGTATCATTATCATCCTCTCTCTAAAAGGCATAAAGGGCTTAGATTTTTTCCGTTTGAGGAAGTCGTCGTTATTAACAATAACAAACAAATGGTCCGCCAAGAGCTTAGCTTTTTCAAAGCATTCTAAATGCCCAACGTGAACAGGGTCGAAGCCGCCGCTAACTATAGATAATTTCATTTGTCTAAATGTATTTTGTAGTCTTTTTTTGACTTCTTCTGGAATAGTAAACTGCTTAGCTCTATGGCTCTAGGGTGTCCTTCTTTTAATGCTGTCGCAATTCCTATCTCGGCACATTTTATTTCAGAGAGCCAAGGTTGGTTGATATTGGTTCTATTAATAATATCTTCAGCGTAAGAAATCCAATACTCTGTCGAGCCGTGGTTAACTTCAGCGCGAGATTCTGTAACTGTCAGCGTCTTCATGGAATGTGCTTATTTCGATAAATTTAACAGGGCCTTTATGCGCGATCAGCTTGTGTGGTTCATTTCTCTCTATTTCGAAAGTTTCGCCTTCTTTTAATAAATATTCGACCTTTTCTCCGATTAAAGTATTCACCATCTCAACTTTAAGTTGGCCTTCTAGGATGTAAAACGTCTCATGCTTTTTAGAGTGAAAATGTAACGACGAAGAACAGTCCTCGTTAATATAAAGAATTTTACCGCAGTAATCTTCTTTTTCGTTGTTAGCGAGCCACAATTCGTAGCCCCAATCTTTTTTAACTTGATCTGGTTTGCTCATTTAAATCTGAAGCTTATTTAATTGTCATAATTAAAGAGACCCTTCTTTTTCGCATAAGTCTCTTTTTTTCTGTTTTTGCGATGGGTGTTCTTCAGTGAAAATTTTACAGTATTCTTGAGCCGCTATGGTGGCTTCGGTAAATCCAGATACAAGATCCTCGTTAGAAATAGTGTCAGGAGGGTAGTGGCAAATTTCTATTCCGTTTTCCTTTAGGAACTCTATGCCGTCAGAATTTCTGTATGCTTCACTGTAAACTAGCCTTTTGACACCGGCCTGTATCATTAGTTTGCTGCATTCGAAGCAGGGGCTCATGGTTAGGTAGACCGTGGAGTCGGCGCTGCTATTTGTACTTTTAGCCAGCTTCATTAAGGCGTTCGATTCAGCATGAAGAACTTCTGGTCTAGTTTCTAGTTTGTTTTTGGCTAGTGGGTGAAAGTTTTCGTTAACTGTTTCGCAGTTGTTGTCGTAGCCCGCTGGAGTGCCGTTGTATCCGTCGGAAATAATTTGACCGTCTTTTACAATAAGGCAACCTACTTTTTTTCTCTCTGCTTTGGAGAGTCTCCCCCAAGTCTTTGACATTTGGAGATATGTTTTGTCTAGTTCTTTTTGGTTTGGCATTGTCTTATACTAAATCTGCTTCTCCAATTTCTATAAAATAAAGAAGACGAAGAATTTTATCCATTCCTCCGTTATGCAGCTCTGACATGGGCGTTTCCATGTTAAAAAAGGAATTTGGCGTAGTGAGCCATTCAGCTATATAGTCATCGTCCATTAATGAACAGCATTCGTTCACGATGTTGACTAACTCTATTAGGAGATCCTTTTTAATCTTTATCTCTTGTGTCTTCTTTTTTTCCATATATATCTAATATAGAGTTTGCTAAATCCAACGCTTGATCCTTGTCTATAATGACGTCCCAGCACAAAGTTTTTTCGCTTACGTTCTCAGGTAGCCCGCAAGAGTAATGCATAAGGCTCAAGGATTCTTCGTCGCTATACTTTAAGACTCTTAATATGTGAGAGTGGCATTCGCAGTCAACTATAATATCACAGCAATCATACCCTTCGTCGATAACTTTTCTTTTATAAAGAAACTTTTTCATACGTCTTTGTAAACATTTAAACAGTCGGGGTCTTTTTTAAGTCTGCCGGATTTTTCGTAAGCTTCTCTTCGAATAGGTAAAGGTATACTGTGTTTTTTTCTAGCCCAGTTAGTTGCTTTTTGAAAACACTTCTCTAAGAAGGAAAACAGTTTGTATTTGGCTGAACTGTTTCTATACGTATCGAGTATTTCTTGTTCGGTGTCCCACATTCTATCTATTTCGGATCTATCTTTCTTGGTTTCCGTGATGTTGAGACGAATTTTGCTTTTGGTGTCTATTCTTCCTTTTTTAAAAGTAAACTCAAATTCAGACCACCATACGTCTCCTTTGTCGTCTTTTATGGAGTCGCAAAAGCTAATATCTACGTTATCGTTAACGCTGGTCCAGTCTTCCTTTTTTCCGCTAAAACTGTTTTTTTCAAGTTTATAAAGCCTCTGCCTGTAAACTTTATAAACGTCCATAGCGCAACACATATCTTTGGTTTGAAAAGTATGATTTGTGTTAAAAAGATGCTCGTCTTTTTTGTCTAACAAGCTCTTGAGGTAGGACTTTGGAACTATTATTTCGTCAAACATTCCCATTTTTGTTTATTATATATTATACCACATTTTTCTGTACCGGTGGTCATGGTTTCATTTACAATTAAGGTTATTTTCTCTAAAAGTAGACCTGTGTCAGCGTCAACTACTGCGTGCTTCTTTTCTAGCATCTTGTCGACTACGGTAAGGGCCTCGTACTCGCTAGCCTCCACTTCGATGAAGCAGAGACATGTGATTGTGGTTTTTTCACTCATTTTATAGTATGTCTCCGTTTTCGTTATTGTCGTCTAAGTCGTGTCTCTCTTGAGCAGCGTCAACCACATGCCTCAAGCTCCCTTTTTCAGTAACATCAAAGTTATCTACTTCAAAGTTCACATAATTATTTACATACCTCTCTGATCCGTCAGCCGTAACCCTTTTAATTAAATCATGGTGACCGGCGGCATGTTGGCCTTGGAATCTAGACTTAAGGGTTATCAACTTGTGGGTTCCAAAATTCTCTCCGTCTAAGGCTAGTTCGTCTTCTGACTTTCTTCTGAAGATACCTACATAACTAGCGAACCATTGGAGCCTATCAGAAAGGGATATAACAGAGCTGTCATCGACAATGTTTGAACTGTTCCTTCCGTGACTCTCACCTGTTCTGTTTAATTGCATAGCTGTTATGATTGGGCAATTAAGTTCTTCGGAAAGTTTTTTAAGTTTATCTATTTTTTCACCAATGGCTTGATGCTCTGCCCAATTACGGTCAACTTTTTCCCCAGTTAATTTGACGTAATCATAAGCTATTAGACAGTCGTTGCCCCTGCCTACTTCAGAATAGTACCACCTCCTGACAAGAGAGCAGACTTGGTCAATGTCTTTGTTGCCTATGTGGTGATGATGGTATTCGTAGGTAGCTAGCTTCGCTTTAGCTTCCTTGAATTTCTCACACATCTCCTTATTTCTTCTCCAGTTACCAGTTTCTAAATGCCAAACGGGAATACCGCTAATCGCAGCAGCGAGCCTAAACTGCATTTCTTCTTTGCTCATCTCGGTGTCCAAGACAAGAGTTTTGACTTTATTATTTACAGCCGCCTTAAAGCACAGGTCGTTTATCCACGTTGTCTTACCTTGTCCCGGTCTGGCCGCTACAGCGTACAAGTTACCTCTCCTAAGCCCCCCGAAAAGTCGATTGAATTCTTTATAGGGAGTGAGTAGCCCTGTGTCCGTATTGGGATTTAGGGAGCGGTCTTCTATTAGGTCGACTATTCCGTCGAATATGTTGGCAGGGTTAGATTCAGTGGTGTAAGTGGAGACGTTCTCGTTGTATATACTGTCGGCCCCAGAGACGAATTCATTTATGCTTTTTTCGCCACTAGACTTTGCGAACTCCATCAACTTCCTACCGGAGTCGTAGGTTCCTCTTCTTATGGTTATTTTGGCGAGCTCTTTAGCAGTATTGATCGTTGCTCTTAATGTTATCTGAGTAAAAGATATAGAAGCCAAGTAATCAAAAATATTAATATCATCCTTGAACGATATTCCTAGGTTTTTGATTTTCTGCGAAACTATAACCTTATCTATCTCTTCTCCTTTCGATAAGGTACTCTTAATTACATTGTATATTGTGGAGTGACTTTCACTGCAGAAGTCTTTACTACTAATAAAGCCATCTATCTCGGCAAACGCAGAGGGGTTGTTTATTAAGCCCCCTAGAACTTGCTTTTCTATCTGGATCGAATAAATTGCTACCATTTACTAAAACTCTTCTTCGTCGTCGTCCAAAAAGGATTCATCCCACTGGGAGTCCTCTTCTGCGATGTCTTCGTCGTCGTTGATTTCATTTTTAAGTATTTCAGTTGTATTGTCAACGCTAATCCTGTTCATAGCCTTGCTCCAGTCAGAGATAAAGCCTTGTACGGCCATTGCGTTTAAGCTGTTGTCAGACTTGCTGTGTACCTGCGGATTGCCTTTACTGTCGAATGAAAAAAGAACGAAGCCACCAAACGAACATTCGTCGAGTTGCTTAAGTAAACTAGATGGTATCTTAAATCCATCTTTTTCCATACATTATAATACACAACTTTAGAGGGTAACATTAAACTGCTTTTTAAAAAAAGACTTAGAAAGCTTGTCGACTTCATCATAATTAATCTCTATATACTCGAAATTGTTATATTTTAACCAATTTTCTTTCTGTACGTCTCTTTTTATTGACTTCCAATAACCGGTTCTGGAACCATGAAAAAATTTATTATATGAGGTGTGTTGTTGTCCTTGTACTTCTATTGCTATATACTTAGTGACATTTACAAAGTCTACTTTTAGCCTTGAGCCAAACACTGGGAACTCTTCGTAAACAACATGACTGCTCCAGAATTTTTTTAGGAAACTTTTTACTTTGAACTGTATTTTTGACTTGCATTCTCCGTCCCAATCAATTAAGTACTTTGATACATTCTTGTTTTGTAGCCTGCCGTTTACAGTGAACAGCTTCATCCTATTAGCTGTTTAAATCTGTCTTCTAAGAAGTTGACAATCTTAGGGTTGTCTTCAAGGTATGCCCAAACTTTTCTCTCACCTTGATGCTTTTGTTGTATTTCTATTTTTTTCTTTTCTGCGTCATCTATTAGGGAGTCAGCAAAAGCAAACCAAGCTCCACTCTTTTTTATTAAACCCCATTGTAGGCAAAGCATATACATCTCCACTTCCTTCCAGATAGCTCCCCCTTTCTGGGAATACTTGACGGGTATTGCCACTTCCTGACCTGTTTTTTCGTTTCTGGTTTTTGTAAACTTCATTACGCAATAGTGTCCCAACCTCTTTCCTTTGTCTTTTATTGCGGCAGCAGAGGGGTTCTCCCAAATGTAAAGGTTAGTCCACAGGGCTTGGATTTCACACATCGTGGAGCTATAAAATCCTAGTGCCTTGCCTCCAGAAACAGTAGTTCCGCCGGTTGCTCCGTATCCAGATGTATTCATTTTGGTTCTGGTTTGAGAGAGAACAATCATTGCGTGTCCATACCTTGTTATGGGTAGGCTTAAGGACTTGCCCGCAAAGGAAAACGTAACGGCAGAACCAGCTACCTTTTGTCCGTCTTTGAAGTCTTTGCCTAAGTCGTCAACCCTGCAAAGCGCATCGGTAGAATCAAGAATGAAAAGGTATTTTTTCTTTTCTGGGTTGTCAATTATTAACTCTTTAATCATTCCTAGACTGGGTTCAAGCATGTTGCTGTCTAGGCAGAACCACTTATTCGCGTCTGTAGATATTTCGCTTCTCTCCAGTAAGATTCTGTTAAGCCTGCCTTCTGCGTTTACATAAAAAACAAAAGAATCTTTAATGCTCTCCTGAAATATTTTAGCAACATTTAACGCGAAACTGGTTTTTCCGCTTTCTGGTTCTCCGGACACTCTGAAGATTCCCGGAGATAATCCTCCGTCAAGAAACATATCTAAAGATAGGCTGCCAGAACTAGAGCACCAGTCTACGGCTTCTCCGGTGTTGTAATGATGCGGTTTGTATCTCTTGTCCTCTAGTAATGATTTAATCTTCGTCTGGCTCATAGTTTAAAAAGTCTAATTTAGTTTTGGGCTTTTTCTTAGAAGGCTTTACTTCATAAAAATAATCGCTGGACATAAGGTAATCCTTAGTTGGTTTCATGTCAAGTTTTCTTTTTTTGTTTTTTATCCGGAGCCATCTAACCTTGTCTGGGTGAAGGAAGTCTTTAAGAGTATAGACTTTTTCTACTTCGTGGGAGGCCCATTTCCAAAAACCAAAATCAGGTATGATAGCGAAAAGCTTTTTTGCTATCTTAAGTTGATAAATGTAAGAATTCTTCCTGTAGTCGACGAGAAAGTTATCTACAATAAACCTATGACAGGTAGATTCTTTTACCTTTTCGACCGGCTTATCGTCAGACAGGTTTAAATTAATTTCGAGCTGCATTGGTAGACTTGGATCCTTCCAAATCATTTTTTACCATACGCTCTACCAGATTGTCAAACGAAATCTCCGGAGACCATCCAAGGTCTTTTCTAATTGGAGTTGAATCTCCGCAAAGGAGTTGCACTTCGGCTGGTCTGTAAAACTCTTCATTAATCTCTGCCAGAATAGTGTTCTCTTGGAAAAGCCTAAATTTTTCGTCAAGACCATCACCGCTCCAAAGACCGGGGATACCCGCAACAGCGAAAGATTTACTGACAAACTCCTTTACGGTATGGGTTTCGTCGCTCGACAAAACGTATTCCTTTGGCTTTTTTTGGTTAAGCATTAGCCACACCGCTTTAACGAAATCTTCTGAATCGGACCAGTCTCTTTTTGCTTCAATATTTCCTAGCTCTAAGGGAATAACCTCTTCACCGTTGTCGATCTGGCGCTTTATTTCAGCAACAGCTTTGGTTATCTTTCGGGTTACGAATTCTTCTCCCCTTCGGACCCCTTCATGGTTAAATAAAATACTGTGGATAGCAAACATGTTGTAGGACTCTCTGTAGACCTTAACTATGTGGCGAGCAGCCGCCTTGGAGGCTCCGTAGGGGCTTCTAGCCTTGATAGGGTGCTTTATGTCTTGAGGGCTGTAATCGATGTCCCCGAATTCTTCGGAGCTACCGGCACTGTAGAATCTGCAATCAGGTTTAAACTTTCTAAGGGACTCTAGGCACCTTATGACTCCCAAGGTGTTAACATCGAAAACTTGTAGGGGCATATCCCAGCTACAGCCGACAAAAGAGTTGGCTCCGAAATTAATAAAATAATCCGGACCGATTTCTTTTACCAAGTTGCCTATTGAAACCTCGTCGGTAAGGTCGCCTAGGACCAAATTAAACCTTGGGTGCTTCCTGAAGGACTCAATGTTAGAAAAGTTAGCGTTAGATGTCCTTCTCATCATTCCGTAAACTTCTAAATTCTCATGGATGCTAAGCAGGTAGTCGCACATGTTTGCGCCATCTTGCCCTAAAACTCCAGTTACTATTGCTTTTTTCATTATTAATTTTTCTGATTCCAGATCCATCCCATTTGATACATGTCGAACAAAGGCTTTACCCCTATGTCGTTCATATAATCTAAGACTACTTGCCCCTTGCCTCTCCGTTCTATGTCGCCGTTATCCAATCCCTGAAGCAGTCCCTCTACTCCTTCTATTTTATATTGTTTCATTTTATTTTTAGGGCTGACCAATATATTGTCGTCGACAACTATCAACGTCCCTTCCTTCAAAAGGTTTCTAGCTGAGAACAACTCTTTTAAGTGATGAGTAGCTGCTGGTAAAGGGTTGTTCCAGTCTACGTCAAACGAATCAAGGTAAAGTAAGTCCGCCTTCGTCTCGAGCCTGCTTAATGCTGTTAGTGAATTTTCATTAATTATTTGAAAGTTTTTTGTCGATTCATCTGAGAGTTTGCAAGCATCTTTGTCTATGTCGATAGATACGCCCTTTCCTCCATAAAACTCTATGAAAGTGTCAAATAAAACGGTAGACATGCCGTCTCCGGTTATATTGTTCTCTTCTCTGTAAGTTCCTGTTTCGACAATGGAGGGTTTGTCCACTTCGCTCAAATAGTCAAAAATTATCTGAAACGAATCGATGCGATTACCAAGCATTGGCTTAGTTTTTTTCCAAAAAGATTCCCAAGAATCAAATTTGATTTTTTTATTTTCTGTCATATTAGGTAGGAAGTAGTTTTATTAGTTGGTCGTTTATTGTGGCGATACCTTCGGGAGTATCTTTGCTTTTCATCTTGATGTTGATTTCTGTTAAGTTTTCTTTGCCTCTTGCTCCGCTCATCTTTGCGACCAGCTTATTGTTTTCGTTATTAATCTCATCCTCGAAATGGCTAAGGTTAACCGCAAGTTTCATTTCTATTTCGTCTATTGCGAGATGGGAGTTATTGGTTAATGTTATTTGAGGTATATCTACGGTTGTAATTTCTCCGCCGTTTCCCGGTAATTGAACCTTAAAGGTTTTGGCGTTTCCATCGTCGTCAAAATAAGTCGACATAACTCTGTTCAAATGCTCGGTCTCGACTTTTCGCTGAGCATAAGTAACAGAATTGTAGATTGCTTGAACTAGTTTATCTAAGGAATTTAATCCCCCACCGTTACCCCCTGTTGGAGGGGGGTCTGCCAGCGGATCAGGCGCGTTTGGGTTCTTTAAGTGAGAGTTGGATAATCCCATTATTTATGGAGAAGGGGTTACCGGAGGTGTTACCGAAGGCGTCGTGGCTGACGGTGTCGGCTTAATGGCGTCTCCTAGGATGTCTAGCACTTTCATTAATCCTTCTGGGGGTCCGTCATCTCTTGCTGCACAATGAACAGTGTACCTAGCTGAATTATCAGTCTTCCTAGTATTGCTGCTCTTGCTTCCGACCGACGCAGTCATCGAGGCACTTACAGGAGACCACCAAGATTTGTATTTTACGCTAGTGTCAACTTGAACGGATGTTGAATCGTTATGCTCTGTTGAAGACGAAACTTTCATGTCAAAGTCGATGGTCACGTCTTTGACTGAAAGGTTGGGGGTGTTAACGATTCCCAGTAAAGGGACTTTCATGTGCCTAGGCTCTACCTTAGTTGTCGTTTCGCCGGTAGAAGCGTCCTTCTCTTCTACAATAGCGTCATAAGCAAAATCGACAGTTCTTGCTTTTAAAACAGGAGCAGCCGTAGTCCCGGTATTCTGGAGACCCACTTCTTTGATGAAGTCTTCCGTTATGCCCGCTAATTTACCTTGGGCTTGAGCCGCTGCGAGTAGGGGTTGTGAAATTAATTCTCCGATTGGGAGGCCTTTAAATTGATCTGCTATTTTTGCCATAATATTTTAAATTTTTCTACGCTTATAATACCTTGCTGGTGCTATTTTAGTTAACA